GCACCGTCATGCGGGTGAGGTCGGTGGTGTCCTCGGCGACCGTGACGACCAGGGCGTCCGGCTGCGGGGCGGTCTCGGGTACGGCCGGACCGGCGGTGATCTGCACGGTCGCGGTTCCGGCGGGAACCACGTCCACGGCCAGCGTCGCCACCAGGGGCGGCTCGACGTCGGTCACGGTGACGGTGAGAACGGTGCTGCCCGGGGCGCCGGAGATGACCCAGCCCGCCTGGTCGTTGCCCTCGTCGAGTACGACGGTGGCGACCGTCTCGTCCGCGACGCTCCAGACCACGGTCGCATCCGTCGGGTACCCCGACGCGTCGCGGGTGTCGATCCCGACGCTGAACTTCTCACCAGTGTTGATCTGCACGGTTTCTCCCTCTGCTACGGGAACCTTCGGTTCGTCCGTGGTGGATGGCTCGCTGACGACAGGGCCCGCGAGAAGTGTGAGGCCGACCGTTCCCGTCAGCCATCCGTAGAAACGGCGGGCCGTCTTCAGGATGGCATCGGCGCCCTTGGTGTAGGTCTCTTCGGCGGTCTCCCCGTGCTTCAGGTCCATCAGGTCCGAACCGGAGAAGGCGCCTACTGCGTCCCGCAGGGCTTCAGCCTTCAGTTCGAATGTCTGTTCGGGTGACGGCACGGCTCACTCCCTCGTTCTCACCGGAGAGATTACGGCATTCCGGTGTCCGGGGAGCAAATGGGCCTGGAAAATCCGGAAGCCCCCGCCGAGGCGGGGGCTCTTCGGAAAGGAGAAGAAACGTGGCCGTGGTGGAGTCGGGGACTCGACACGAGAACGGTTCCTTCCACCGGCGAAGAGGGTGAGTCTCCGTCGGGTAAGTACGACTGTACCGCACAACGTCCATTTCACGCCACCGAGTGCGCGGAAGGCCCTCCGGTCGCACTCGGAGGGCCTTCCGGCTGCCCGGCAGGAACGGGGACCGGGCAAGGGCGAAGGGGAGATCCCGGATCACCCAGCGCCCGGCTTGTTGGTCAGGACCCCGAGGGACCCAGGACCGACGGACCGCTCAGGCTGGAGAACGCCATGACCGCCTCGTCCTCGCCCGTACCCGTCGAAACGGCGACGGCGGAGGCGTCGATACCGGCAGCACCGATGATCGAACGGACACGGTACTGGATGTCGTCGTGGCTGAACGAGCCCTCGAAGGCGGAGATGTCCCCGCCGCCGAGCGCGCGCCCGGTGTCACCCATGACCCGGACCTCGGGGGTCTCGTGGCCGCGCAGGAACGCGGTCACGATTGCGGGGCCCCGGTCGGTCTGGCCACCGGCGGGCACCAGGTACCACGTGGTACTGGCGTTCGCGGAGACGTCGATGAGCGGCAGCCACGGCGACTCGACGACGGTGAAGCGGCCCGCCACGGGCGAGGACACGTTCTGCCGGATCTCGCTGCCGTCCGAAGCGGTGCGGACCCGCAGGTACGTGGTGCCCTGCGCGATTTCCTGCGCCGCCAGTGCCAGGCTCGGCGGAACGAGCAGAACGAAGTTCTGCACACGGACCTGGCGGCCCGCCACCTGGCGCATGCCGATGTAGTTGATCGCGTGTTCCAGCGAGTCGAGGTTCAGCGCCGGGTTGCCCGGGATGAAGTTGCCCGCCGGGGCGAGGGTGCCGAAGTCCTCGGTGGTGTTGAAGAAGTCGCTGTTCGGGCCGGTCGACGTGGCGAGGACACCCGTGGTCAGGACGTCCTCGGTGTCGCGCGCCCAGCGCGCCATCTCCGTGGGGAGCTGGCTGAGCACCCGCAGCTCGTCGTTCATGAACGCCTCCCACGAGAAGGGGAAGCGCGCTCCGTACTTGTTGACGAAGTAGTCCATCCCCTCTGTGGTCAGGTTGAACGTCGGGTACTCGGTCAGCTCGGGGATGCGGGGCAGGGCGCGGACGTGCCGCTCCGCGCCGCCGCTGTAGTCGGGCGCCTGGCTCTGGCCCGCCATCGTGTCCCAGCGGACCATGCGCGCGGGCCGGAAGTCCGGAACCGTGGTGCGCACGGAGAACGTGGGCCACTGCTGCGGCAGCTCGGCGTACTGGCCGAGCATGCTGGCCTGGCTGATCGCCTGGAAGAGCAGCGGGAAGTCGCCGGAGGAGACGGCCTCGCGCAGCCGTCCCATGGCAACCGGGGCACCCGTCTCGGCCTCGCGCTTGAGGCGCAGGAACTCCACCGCGCGGGCCATCTTCAGCAGGCGCGAGTCCGCGTTCTCACGCAGAGCCGCCCGGCGCTTGCCGTGAGCCTCGGCGATACGCCCGAACTCGGGGTTCGTCGTGGCCTTGATTCCGTCGAGGAGATTCAGTGCAGTCATGTCTCAGGAACCTCCTTTCAGGATCCGGAAGCGGTCTTGTCGGCGACGGCGTTCTCGTCACCCGGAACCGGCTGGACGATGTTGACGATGGGGACACCGTCATGCGTCTGGCCGACGATCACGCCGAACCAGCCGTCGCCCACGGCGTTGGCGATCAGCGTGGCCCGGGTTACCCCGACTGCCGCGTTGATGCCGACCGGAGTTCCGGAGCCCATCGTCTCCGCGTCCCAGTCGGTGACCGGGAAGGCGAAGGCGCCGACGAGGGCCACGGAGGCCCAGCCCGGCTCCAGCGAGTTCGCGCGGTTGCTGGTCTGGGTGACGGTCGTGGACCCGATCGAGTAGGAGATGGCCTTGCCGCCGACCTCCTGCGCGAAGCCGACGATCGAACCGATCTTGACCGGGTCGCCGTTCAGCGTCGGGTCCGCGTTGACCTCGGGGTCGGAGCCCCGCAGTGGCAGCGGCAGGTTCAGCCAGTGGCCGAACTTGTAGATCTCGTTCGTTGCCATCAGTACGTCCCTCCCGACAGGAGACTGCGGATCTCGGCCATGTCGCTGTCGGACGAGCTGGAGTAGGTCGTGGACGACTCGGTGAGCCCGAGGTTGGAGGGCTCCCGTTCGATGGCGCCGCGCTCCGAGTCGCGGATGACCTTCTTCAGGTACTCGCGCTCGTGGGTGATCGACTCGTGCAGATCCTGGCCGGGGCGGTAGGTCTGCGCCAGCCGGATCAGCGACGGGACGGGGAGCTTGGCCTCCAGGAGGTCGGCGAGAACCTGCCCGAGGGTCCGGGCCTCGGCCTCCTTCTGGTCGGAGGCCTCCTGGCGCTCGCGCAGGAAGGTGATGGCCTCGGCCAGCACCTTGTTCTCGCGGGCCTGCTTCTCCGTCTCGCGCTGGGACTCCTTGAGCGACTGCGCCATGCGGGCGACGTCGATCGAGAGCTGCTCCAGACGGTCGCCGATCGTGTCCTTCATGGAGGAGACCTCGCTGAGGAGGGCTCCCGTTCCAGAGGTAGAGGGGATGGGCCCCGTTGCGGCGGGGGCCGTGGTCTGCTCGGCCGGGGGGGATTCCGGCTTGGCCGACTCAGTCATGGAGACGAGCCTTCCTCCCGCGCCAGCGCGGGTGACGACATCAACGGAGAGTCCCTCGGAAATACTGCGGACGACACGGCCCGAGGGGGTCTCTTCAACTTGGCCAGCCGCGCGGATCGACAGTCCGACGATACGGGCAAGCTCTTGCACCAATGACTTGGCGCTCTCAGTGAACTGGATCCTGGCGAAAAGCCCGCGTCCGTCCGGGTTCTCTTCGAATGCCGCGCTGTCCAGGAGGTAACCGGCGATGTCCAGAACACTGCGTTCCGGCCGCTCGGCATCCTCCGTTTCAGTGGGGTGGTCGAAGTACACGTGCGTACCGGCCGGGAACGCGGTCGCCCCGTCCCGGCGCAGAACGTCGGCGGGGTAGAACCCACTGCTTCCCTGCACGTCCGCCTCGATGAGGCAGGCGCGCCAGATCCCCTTGCCGGATGTCGGATCCGGTGACAGGGTCGCTGATTCCCGCAGTGTTTCCCGGTTCATGGGCTCCTCGCTGATCAATGACGAGCACAGCGTAATAGCACGGAGGGGTAAAAGTCCCGGCGGGAAGTCCCCGTTACCCCTCGTCGCGAAGTTCGTGGTCGGCGCGGGACATCGGATCGGGTTGCTTCGGGCCGCCGGTTGAACGGGTATTTCCCGCCTTTAGTGGACCCGGGGCCCCGGGTCCACCCGTTCCCTGGGCCTGGGTTTCCCCCGAATTTCCGGTGGATTCTCCAGGAGATGGCTCCTTGGCGACCGGAGCCCGGCCCTGGCCGCCGCCGCCGACAACCAGAGGAAGTTCCGAAAAATCAGGCACCTGGGCCGGGAAGTCGGACCACTTGTTGTGCCATGCGTCGAGAACCATCGCGCGCGCTTCGGTGGCGGAGACCAGTCCGAGCCGGATCGCCATGTCCAGCGCCTGGAGGCGGCGGTGCACCGGTTCCTCGGAGATGTCGGGCCAGCGAATGTGGACACTCAGTCCGATGATCTTGAAGATCTGCCGGAACATCTCGTCCATCACCTTCTGGCGGGCCTGCATCACCAGAATCGTCGAGGTGTCCAGCGAGGACACCGAAGCCCCGGACCCGCCGAGGGAGGGATCCTCGGTCAGCGCCGGAAGCGGGACGTCCAGCGCCGCCGCGATCATCGCCGCCAGCGGGCGCCCGGCGTCGAAGTCGACCTTCGTGTTGCCGCCGACGGCCGACAGATCCTGCCCGGCACCCAGCACCGCCGAGGCGCCCACGTTCAGCGGGCTGCCGGTGGCGGGGTCGTTGCGGGGGGCCTGCGCCATCGCGGAAGCCGTACGGCGTACCGACCGGGATCTGTCGGAGGTCACCTTCCAGGCGAAGCGCGCGTACGCCTTCGTCAGGGTCGAGCAGTTCTCCAGGTACTCCTTGTACGCCTTCGTCCACCACACGGCGGGCAGCACGTCGGGGACGCCCCAACGCCAGCCCGTGAGCCGGTTGAAGGGAACGTGCACCATGATCTTCGTGTGGTCGACGGCGTCCCCGGCGATCCGGCCCGCCCCCCGGCCGCGCCCCAGCGCCCGCATTCCGGCCGGGGTCGGGTACCAGACGTCCTTAAAGGAGAACTGCGCCCGCGAGCTGTCGCCCTCCCGGTCCGCCCGGATCCAGCTCCGACCCATCGCCGATGCCTTCGGGTGGGAGATGGGCTCGGTCTCGATGTCGGACCCGAAGTCCAGTTCCAGGTCCCAGTCGTTCCAGGTGCGGCGGATGTACAGCAGGCGCTCGCGGTTCCCCCGCTGCGAGACGCCCTCGGTGACCTCCTCGAAGGGAACCCGCTGCACGTCCTTGGTCTTGCGGTCCACCAGGAAGAACAGGTTGCCGTCGGTTGCGGCGGAGGACTCCAGTTCGAGCTGGGCCAGTGTCGAGGTGAGCGTTTCCTCGATC